GCAACAGGAAAGGTGATGTGTACGCATCAATTCTGGACAAACTTAAGTGGTGGCTCACGATCAAAGCTGTTACCGCATCCGATGGTGTGGCACGGTTAAGAAAGGGAGGTCTACGAAATGAGTGAGGTAGACGTTATTGGGCAAGCCACCCAACAGTTCAGCCTGGACCCGGACTCTGCGAAAACCTTGCAAGAAGTACTTTCGCAGGCTTGCCGAGACCGGGATGAGGTCTTCTTTGATGACCGCGCTCTTGCGGAGTTCGAGAGAAATTTCAAAGATCGGCGTTTTATCGCTGAAACGAGAGAGTATCTCAGAACGTTACGGACGGAGGAAGACGTACCCTTCTGTAGGTCAGTTGTGCAGCATAAGAAAGCTCGAGCCCAGCTCGATAACTTTCTGAAGCCGGACCCTCCGAACAATATGTACCGTAAGGTCGTTCAGACGGCATTCCATGTTGTCTTGAGTCGTTATCAGAAGGCCAATTTGGCCGAGTTACCTTTCCGTTCACAAACGGAGGTAGCCGATTCAATTCCCCGAAAGGATACTTCGTGTGGCTTCGATCGCTTTGTGTCTCCTGGAAAGTGGCATAAGAAGAAAGAGGCTCTGGAGGATCCGGAATTTTATGCGTGGTTCCTGAATGAAGAGGAACAAGCACGTACCCTTGGGACGTTCGGGAAACCGTACACTCCCATAACAAGGACGCAGGTATCGGGAGCGTTTAACAGGGACGGGAGTTATACACAGACGTGCAAAGTAAAGCCGCGCTATGCCATGTGTGATTCCCTTGCTAGGTCAGTTTCCGCACAGCGGTACGTTGGCCCGCTTGAATCGTTCTTGAAGGACTACTCTCATTCTGCAATTGGCAAATCAGACTCGTATATTACGAAGTGGGTTAATGTGCGGCGTGCTAGAGGTTGGAGTTGGATTTCGCTTGACTTCTCCAAATACGACAGCACCATTCCTGCTTGGTTGCTCGAGGCTGCATTCGCAATCGCCAGAGTTGCGTTTCGTGAAATGGACGACGATTTATTCGACGCACATAAGCGAGACTACATCCACAAGACCTTTATCCTAAAGGATGAATGGTTGGAGATCCATCATGGAACTCCGAGTGGTAATCGATTCACTTCGGTCATCAATGGCATTGTGAATGAGCTTATCACTGAAACGGTGATAGCGCGGTTCCGTCTCACTGCAGACTATATGGTAATGGGCGATGACAATCTGCTCTACCTGAAACATGCCGTGAGTGCTGCCTTGGTTAAGGATATCGCCGGGTTTATCTCTGCGACGTTTGGCATTCAATGCCATCCTGAAAAGTGCAGGTTTGGGAACTATTATGAAGACCCAGAATTCTTGTCATCGTGGTGGACTTCACGCGGACGCAGGCGGCCGATGGGTGAGATTCTCAGTCTCGCTTTGTATCCAGAACGTTGGCGGAATTATGAAGAAACCGATGTCGAAGGCGTAAAGCTACGGACGCCGGGAAAGGTGTTTGAGGGGTACTGGGTCTGTTATCCCCTAGATTTTGAGGATTACCTCAAGCCAGATGTCCTAGTTCGAGGTACAATACACTTGAACCTTGACAAACTAAGCTACGCAGAACTGGAATCCATGCCTTGGAGGCTTCAAAAGAAGTTCGAATTGGATGGAACTCTCGGGATCTGGGTTTCGG